AAGGGTAATGCTTCGGCGGCTCTTGTGGTGAAGGCGTTTTGTGCGACTGCTGATGTGGTGACGATTCACGGGTACGTCAATCAAATTACGGTCTGAGGTTGACGCATGACTTTGCGTTGGGGTCAACGGGAGCGGGTTAGCGAATACGTTTTGAACTGGATGTCGCCCAACATCCCTGTTGAGTATTTGATTATCGCTGGTGGTGCGGGTGGCAGGTCAAACGATGGCGGCGGTGGCGGTGCTGGTGGTTACAGGTGTTCTGTCGGTGGCGAGAACTCCGGTGGTGGTGCTTCCGCCGAAAACCAAAGTGCTGTAACTATCGGAACTTACACCATTACCGTTGGCGGTGGCGGAGGGGCAAGCAGCAACGGTTCAGACAGCACATTTTTGGGCATCACTTCAACGGGTGGAGGAACTGGTGGTGTAGACGGAGGCGCAGCAAACAGCGGTGGTTCGGGTGGTGGTGCTGGTGCGAAATACACCACTGCTGGTGGCGCAGGTACCACGGGGCAGGGATATGACGGTGGCAAAGGGGCGTCACCAGACCAGGGTGGCGGTGGTGGTGGTGCTGGTTCTCAGGGCGCAGATGCTTCTGTTTCCACTGGTGGCAACGGTGGCAATGGCGTGTCTTCATCCATCACTGGTTCTGCTGTTACCCGCGCTGGTGGTGGCGGCGGTTGTTGGGGTGGCACAGGTGGTTCAGGTGGCGGCGGCAATGGTTCACCAAAGACGAACGGAAGTTCTGGGTCTGCTGGAACCGCAAATCTCGGTGCTGGCGGCGGAGGCGGAGCGCCATACAGCGGCGTTGGTGGCGCAGGCGGTAAAGGTGTAGTCATCGTTCGCTACCGCACCGACATCGCCAAAGGCCGCACGATTACCGGTGGCACAAAAACGACGTCTGGTGATTGGACGATTCATACGTTCAATGACACAGGTAGTTTGGTAATCGCATGAAAGGCGCACGCACTCGCCCCAGTACTCTTGTTGGTCAATGGTTCGGTAATGCCTGGACTGAACCCGTTTATGAACTTTCTGGTGTTGAATACTTGGTTATTGCTGGAGGTGGAGGCGGTGGTACTGGAAGTGATGGATTTTACAACGGCGGTGGTGCTGGTGCTGGCGGGTACCGTTCTTCTGTCTCTGGAGAAAGTTCTGGCGGTGGGGCATCCGCAGAATCAACTATTACCCTAACTGCCAACACATACACCGTTACAGTCGGAGGTGGCGGCGCAAGCAGTACGAGCGGTTCTAGTAGTTCACTATCTGGTACGGGAATCACCACAATCACCTCAACTGGAGGCGGTAGAGGTGCTTCTAATGTTACGGCTCAAAGTGGTGGTTCGGGTGGCGGTGGTGCTGGTCCGCTTTCTGGTCCTTCGTATCAAGGCTGGGCTAGCGGAACTGCTAATCAGGGATACAGAGGTGGAGATGGATACGGCGAAAGTTTTGGTGGCGGAGGTGGCGGTGCCTCCGAAGTCGGCAACACAAATGGTCAGGGGTACGGTGGTGATGGGGTTTCGTCGTCCATTACGGGGTCATCTGTTGTTCGTGCTGGTGGTGGCGGTGGCGGTAGCCAACTGTCTGCGTATCGCTTAGGCGGTTCTGGCGGTGGTGGAGATGGCGGTGCAATCGGCGGTGGTGCGCAGTCTGGGTTTGCTGGCACGGCAAACACTGGCGGTGGAGGCGGCGGTGCAGCGGCAGGTGGTGGTGGTGCTGGCGGTAAGGGTGTCGTAATCATTCGTTATGTCACGGCAAATAATCCGTTTACTGTTACTGGTGGAACTATCACTACCTCGGGCATCTACACAATCCACACCTTCACCAACACAGGCTCACTCGTAGTAGCATAAGGAGACTCCTATGGCGTACATGGCACAACTCGACGACAACAACACGGTCCTCCGTGTCCTATCGGTATCCAACACTGACTGCCCCGACCCAGCACCGGCGAACGAAGCACAAGGCGCAGCGTTCCTAGAATCACTCGGACTCGGTACGAACTGGAAACAAACAAGTTTCAACGCAACGTTCCGCAAAAATTATGCAGGCATCGGCTACACGTTTGACGCAGTGCGTGACGCGTTCATCGCACCACAACCATACGCATCATGGATTCTCAACGAAACCACATGCCAATGGGAACCACCAGTACCGTATCCGACCGACGGCAAAAATTATTCGTGGGATGAAACCACAACTGCTTGGGTAGAAATCGTCAACTAATCGAGCGGCAACTCGTCGTCACCCCACAACGACAACAACCACAACAAACCAGCAGCCAGCACCACGCCCACGCCCACGAACAGGCATAGAAATACGCCTGCGCCAAGTGCTAGTCTTTCAATCATGACAAAGAAGCGTACCTCAAAGCCCAGCGTCAAAGTCGGCATCACCCACCAGCAATGGCAGATGTGTCTTTCCTACCTACGCTCGGCACTCGGAGCCGTCGTAGCCGTAGTCGCCACCCTCGACTACGAACCAATGGACCTAGCCAAAGCGTTCGTCGCAGCCCTCATCCCGCCCGTCCTGCGCTGGATAAACCCGAACGACCAGGCCTTCGGACGTGGCTCGGAAGCGTAAATACACAGGCACTAGCGACGGAGCAGCCCCAGGCAAACGGGCTGGCACAGAGGAGTTCGTCAAACAGGTAGCCAAACTCACGGGCGGTGCGTTGTGGAACAACGGCACGTGGGTCGTGCGCAACAAACGCGGTAAAGAATCGCTGTCCGTCCATGCCACCGGCAGAGCAATGGACTTGTCCTACCGCAAGACTGGCTCCAAAGGTAAGCCAGATGGCAGAGAACACGCACGAGAACTAATAAAACTTCTCGTAGCCAACAACGAAGAACTCGGTGTTGAAATGATTTTGGACTATTTCCCCGCACCGCATGGGCGTGGCTACCGCTGCGACAGACAAGCATGGACCAAGTACACACGCCACACCATTACCGGTGCCCCAGGTGGCGACTGGATACACGTGGAAATCTCACCCAAAATGGCGGACTCACCACAGGCAGTGAAGGCTGCTTTTGCTAAGGTGAAACAGATTTGAAATGGACACGGCCACCGCAAGCATCATCGTCGCTACCATTACGGCGGTCGGTGGAATCCTTGTCGCGGTAATCAACAAGTTCCGCAAAGAAAACCACACCGACCACCAGGTCGTTATGGGTATTCTCCACGTCGTACGCAAATCCCAGCAGCGGGTAGAGGACAAAGTGGACCGAGTTGACGAAAGGCTCGCCAGTCACCTAGAGTCACACGCATTGGAGGGGATGCTTGACAATGGGCGAACAGTTCACAAAACTAGAACTAAGAAAAATCGCAACGTATCTTAGGAAGGTCTACCCTGGGGTGGCTGAACAAGACGAGTTGTGGAATCTGATAGCCAAGGTAGACCAACTCGTAAAGGGGAAACATGCACGACCCGACCGTAGGCGCGGAGATTCTTCTCCGAGCACATGAACTGATTACCCGCGACAGGCAGAACGCCTACTCGCATCCCCTCGAAGATTATTCGCGGACAGTTTCCATCTACAACGCACTCAAAGGCGAAGATGTGATGACCGCCGAAGACGGCATCCTGTTCATGGTGTGCGTCAAACTGTCACGTTTGATGAACGAACTCGACAACCATCTCGACATACCTGACAACATCATTGACCTTGCGGGATATGTCGGCTGCCTTCAAATGGTGCGAGAAGCATCAAGTCGTACGACAGCAGAGTTGGCTCACATGTTCAAGACGGGTGAAACGTACCGCCCGTGAAGAACAGTGATTGGGACATCAAATCAAACTCGTTCAACTTCGCGGAGGATTTGAAGTACGGTCAGATGGGCGAGAAACGTATCCGCAAAATGTTGGAATCCCTTGTCGAAGGTTCGTTCGAAGTGAAAGCGGACCGGTACCGCAACGGAAACATGGCGATAGAAATGCGACAAAATCCACGCAAATGCGGCAAGTGGATAAAGTCGGGGTTGCAGGTTACGAAAGCGCAATGGTGGGTGTACATCTTTTCTATGGACGGAGGTTTCATCATCGTCTCAGTAGACCGTTTGAAGCGTTTCATTGAAGCAAACAAGGACACGTTGGAGACACGAGATTTCGCTCGCCGGTCCGACAACCCTGCGTGGGGTTATCTGTTGAAACCTGCCGACGTGTGCGCTTTACTGTATGACCAGAGGTACGACGCGTGACACCTTGCCCTTGGTCGCTTGTTGCCGTTCATTGGATTGACGCGTTCGACTCATCGAACGGGTGGATTCATACGAGGGATTACGCACCGAAACCGCAACATGTGGTGTCGGTCGGTTGGCTATGGCCCGACCTGCTTGAAGGTTACTTGTCGGTAACTTGCTCATGGTGCCCCGACGAGGAACCGGAACTGGACTCCGTAGGAATGGTGACCCACGTACCGTTGGGGATGGTACAAAAAGTTGTCGTTCTGGGCACCCCAGATTTTTGACTTGACAATGTGACACCCCTCCTGTACGGTGAACAGGAGAACACAACAACTAGAGAAAGGCACGGTAATGATTACACGAATCGCTAAGCCCACGCACGGTTCGCAAGAATGGTTGAACGTTCGTTGGCGTAACGAGAACGGTGAGGCACGTATCGCAGCGTCGGCATGTGCAGCAGTTCACGGTCAGCACGCGTTCGTCACACCAGCAGATTTGGCGACCGAACTGTTGGCTGAGAACCCACCCGAACCGAAGGCTCCGAACTCTGCGATGCTTCGAGGTACCACCCTTGAAGCCCCTATCCGTGACTGGGCGGGCACCTTGCTCGGTCACCCGTTGACTGAACCAAATGAACTGTTTGCATACGACGAGCCAGGGGTGCGTCTGATTGCGACCATCGACTCCATGTCCGAGGATGGCAGGGTCTTTGAGCAGAAGACAACGAACAAGATTTGGCGAGGGGAACTTCCCGCCTACTGGTATTGGCAAGGTGTCCAACAAGCCATCTGCACTGGCGTGTCGGAGATTACTTGGATTGTGTTCGACTCGACCCTCGACTTACATTTCCATGTGCAGGCAGTGTCCAGTGACGAGAAACAAACCCACATCGACGCGTGCCGAACA